TCAGGCCAGGCCGTCGCCGAGGTCCAGTTTGCCCTGGTCACGTTCGAACTTACGATCCTGAATACGCTTTAACAGCTTATATATAGAACTGGGCGTCAGTCCGTACTTCCGGGCCAGGGCGTGATGGTTTCGTCCGTTGAACTCGGAGAGAATCTGGAGATCACGCTTGGTAACCTGGTGGCGATAGTCGGAGGGGATGTACAGCGTGGCGCCACGCCACTGGTTCGCCAGATGGTCAGCTACCGCATGGCCGGCCTGTTCAGCCAGGCCAGCGTCAATACCATGTTCAGACAGTACTGTTGCTGTATGTGCCGCAATGTCGTCCAGCAGCTCATGGCGAGTTTCCGCCAGAATCGAACTCTGCTTCATGCTCCCCCCTTCAGCGCCGCGATCTGGCGCTCTCCATCCTCTTTAGTAATCAGCCCCAACACGATATCGGACTGAATTCGACCGACTTGGTCTTGGAGCATTTGCTGCGTGCTGGGTCCACCGGCCTGCGGCCGCTTTGAGGAAACGGCCAGAGCCTGCGCTGGATCACTGGCCAGGCCCCACACCACCGCGCGCAGGTAGTTGTGGTTCTCAAGCGGCAGTTGCAGGCGCTCGCGGCCGGTGATCATCTGTTCGATACCGGTGGTCCATAGACGCGGCGAAGCCGGCTTGGTGTCGTTGGAGCGGGCATCCTTTTGCACTGTGCCTGTATTGACCATGTCGAGCAGTTCCTCCACAAGCTTTATGGCGCGCGTCATGCGCAGGCCTCGTTTGGCTGGACTGAACAGGCGTAGGTAATTGAGTATTGCGCGGCCCAGTTTCGGATCGAGGCCGGCAAACAGCGCCGCCAGCCTCTTGCCGTCGGTATCTGCGAACCCGGCCTCTACCGGAAACTGCTCACCGCAGCAGGGGCACTGCAATTGCATTACAAGAGCCCCCGAGCAGACGCTGCTGCACGCAGTGTTTCGACCAGGCTCTTGAGAATTGGACGTCGCCGCTCCCAGCCTTTGGGCAGGTGTTCCAGATCCACCCTCCAGTTTGGATCATGCTCGCCGAGCAGCTTGAGCAGTTCCTCCACGTTACCCAAAAGCCCGCGCTTCTCCTGCTCAACATGCAGGGCAGCCAACACCGCTTTGAGCTGTTCAGGCTTCTTCAGCCAGGCCACTTTGGCTACGCCAAACTGGCGTTTGGCGATCGCATCGGCGTAGCTCCAAGGCAGCCCCATGTTGGTAAGTTGAGCCTCGATCACCTCGACCTCCGCTGGCAGTTGCCGCCAATTGTGCGGCTTGCCGGCTGCTCGCTTGCTGGGCTGTGGTTGCCAGCCCAGGCGCTTGAACTCAGTCAGCAACTGCTCAGCCTGGCGCAGGTTGAGATCCCGCGCCGACCCCTTGCCGAACATCACCTGCAGCTTCTGCCGATAGACATCGTCCTGCAGGCCGAGCTGCTGACGAGCGATGTGGATCTTGCTGAGCAGCCCCCTAGCGAGTGCCATGGAACACCTCCATGCCATGTCGACGACCCAGCCGGCGCAGCTCAGCATCGCTGACGCCCAATTCGCGAGCGAGCCTGGCCGTCTGCGCGGCCAGCAACGCCTGGGCGGCGATCATCCGGCTCAACCAGACCTTCGGGTTCACGCCAGGAGCCGGCTGCAAAGCCGGTACGGGCGCTGGTAAGCGTTGAGACTCGGTCTTTGCTTGCGCGCGCGGTGCGGCAGGCTTGGCTTTGAGCGTCGAATTCTCGGCCAGGGCTCCGTTGTATACCGGCGTCTTCATGGGGTTGATGACGAAAGTGTCCGGCAGCTCGCGCATCTTGTACCCGACTTTCTCGATCTGCCCGCCGCCGGCCAGGAACTGCTGAACCAGTTCGTCCAGTTCCTGGGCCTCCTGCCGCTTTACGTCAGCATCGCGCCGCGGCGGATCGCCGGCCGTTGAGTGATAGCGCTCCATGTCATTGCTCCAGCAAGTGCTTGGAAAGTGTCTGCTGGATTTCCTTCGCGCAAGCTCTCCAAGCCTCTTCCGAGACAATGGCATTGCGCAAGGAACCCTTCGGGCTGGCCAGAACGCCGCTGCTGAACTGGTCCAGGGCTTGGAGAATCATCACCTGCATCAATGGACCTGAGCGCGAGTACTCCATCAGTTGGGTGACTACTTCGAGATTGCTAGCCATCTCACACCCCCTGAGTAAGCCGAGCTACGGCCTGGTGCCCGATCCCCTGGTGCAGCCGCGCGCGCTTGCCCGCGGCGTACCCCGCCTCACTGGCCACTTCGTCACGTGCCTTGAGCTTGCGGCGCTTCATCTCGAACTTGCCGACGTCAGCGTGGTGCTTCGCCATGTACGCCTGGATCGCGTCGGCGATGTTGTCGTCGACGCCCGCGAACTGGTCGACCTTGGCGTACACGGCCTCGATCCATCCATGCGCGAAGGCATCTCCACGGGCTACCTTGGTGGATCGCTTGCAGCGTTTCTGCGTGCTCAGGAAGTCCTTGCGCGCCTTCTGCAGCTGTCGCTCCAGCACCTGGTAGGCGTAGCCGGTCAGCTCCGGCGCCGCCGCGCAGCCGACGAACAGGAACGAAGCGCTTTCGAAATAGGAGGTGCAGATGATCAGGTGCGTGCCGAAGGCATGGCAGCACACTTGAGCGAGGCGCACCCGCCAGGCCGGCGGTTTTCCATCCGAGCCGGCGGGAACCCTGGCTTCGCCAGCCATGCTGGCTAGCACGTCGCCCATCTCCAGGTTGTAGGCTTCCATCAGTTTGTGGGCATGACGCAGCGCGATCTCGGCCTCGTTCGGGTTGGAACCCCGCCCCTTGGCCATTTCCAGGCACTTCTTGATCTTGTCGAGGATACGGTCCTGGTCCATGTCACACCCCCGCGATATCAAGAGGAATGGAGCGGTACTGGTCGGTGTCCCCGACCCGCTCCTGGATACGCACGTACGCCTTGGTGCTCACGACCTGGACAGCCTCGCCGATGGCCTGCATTGCACGCTGCCAACGTTCGTCATCGATCTGCAGGCGGCGCAGGGCAAGCACGCTGCCGGTACGGATGTTCCCTGCTTGGTCCACGCGGAACGCATCGTTGATCAGCGTGATGACCTCTGCGCGAGCGCCTTCTGTCCATTCGTGGAGGCACTCGTCGATCAACGCCTTGGCCGCCTGCAGGCGCTCGTCGAAGGCGATGTTGTCAGCCATGGCCCGAATGACCTTGTAGCGACCGTCGAAGCTGACCAGGGAGGCGTTGCCCTTCTTGCCACCTACCTTCGCCTGGTACTGCTCGGCCGACAGTGTGATGAAGGCTTCGATATCGCCGAATGTCGCCAGTTTGAAATCCAGCAACGCCTTGTTCAGAGCCTTCCCCTTGGCAACGATCTCCTGCACAAGGCGGTCGCGCTCCAGGTCAATGGGCTTGATCATTTCTTCAGGTACCAGGCGCCCCTTGGCGTCCATGCGGTACCCGGCGGGAACATGCACTGTTTGTTCAGCCATGGGAGGTTTCCTCTTCGGGATTCGGTACAACGCTCATCTCAGCCAGGGAGACGAACGCATTCAGGATGTGTCCGCAGTTGCTGCAGGTGATCACCAGCTCGATCAGGCTCGGGTCATGAGCTGCAGAGCCTGCGGTGATTTCGGGGTACGGAGTGCTGCACGCGGGGCAGTCGATTTCCAGAACATCAGCCATGGGGACGTCCCTCCAGCTCGGTATCAATCTGCAGGTCGAGCGCGTCACCCTGTGCGAGGAGCAGCGCCGTGGCCTTCGCTAGGTTCTTTCGAGCGTCCAGGCTGGGTTTCCACCAGGATGGCTCGAACGGCCACCAGCCCGGCACCAGTTGCGTCAGGCACGGTTCTCGTTCTGGCTGGCAGATCTGCGTAACGGCTTCGTCGGCGTAGCAGGTAGCAGCCAGCGCTAGTTCACCGCCTCGGTGCTCAGCGTCATGGTCGGGGCTGAAGCCTTCCTGTCGGATCTGTCGCTGCCGTTCTGCCAGCACATCCCGAGCGAAAGCAGATACCGGCTGCTGGACCGGCATCGCGAAAAGAGCGATCACGTTCTTGCCATCCTCAGCCCATTGCTCCGCTCGGTTTGGATCAGCCGTGTGGTCCGAGATCCAGGCGCCGTCGAAAATGGCCCATGCCACAGGCTGTACTTGCGGCGCCCCATAGAGATGGGCTGTGCAGCTCATGAGGTCGGGGTAGCCACCAGGACGTCCCATTCGGTGCTTGCCGTTCTCCAGCGGCACGCCGGCCTGGCAGCCGTCGCACTGGTTCCGCTTTGTGCCTTTGTTCATCAGTGCACCCTCCCGTTGGCCGCGGCCTGCTTAAAGTTCTCGCGGTAGCGGTCGGTGAACTGCTCGACCTTGCGCATGACCAAGTCGTGATCTCCGACGAGTTGTGCTTCGCACATCACAGCCAGCTCGTTGCAGAGCCGGTCGCTGCTGGCTCGCAGTTGATCGAACTGGAGCCAGAGGTCGTTGTACCGGTTGCACTCCGTGACCAAGTTTTGCTCGGCCTCCTTTACCTGCGCCCTCAGCTCGTCAAGGAATCCGTCGAATCCACCCAGGAACAAGAGCGTTCCGTCGTCGTCGACCTGGAACGTCGTGTTGAGCAGCGGAACGCGCACACCCTGAATGCTGGCGAACAGCTCGACTTCATCCGGTTCCAGGTCCAAATGGCGCGCAACGGTGTGTAGGCGACCAGCCAGCTTCTTTACGGTTACCGGAAAGCTGCTCATTGGTCCTGCTCCTTCACCGGGGTCGTCCAGGCCACGTCAACACCGAGCAGGCTGACGACATGGACGGTGACCAGCCCGTGAGTGGTCTGGCGAATGCCGCGGATGGCGTTGCGGAAGCGGCGGTGCAGCCGCAGCGAATCCTCTTCGCGGAT